TCAAACGCTGCCGGTGTCATGACAAAGAGCCTTAGCTTGGCCGAGATTGCTGACGATCAAGGCCAGAGCTTTGGTTCGAAGGTTGTTGCTAACGATGGAACAGGTAATCAATACACTGACAGAGTTGGTGTTGGTAAAGCTGTTTCTGGTGGCACACTCGCTTATCAGGCTGGTGCTACTGAGTGGGTTGTTAAGGGTGGTAATGTTTCCACTACTCTTGGTGGTGTTGCTAACACAACCTTGGTTGGTGGTCAAGCCGGTCCTGACCCAGTTCGTGATAATATCGCTAGTCTCGAAACGACCCGTGATTATGGCAACATGACCATTGATCCATTGGCTGCTCCAGCGTCAGGTATTAATTCTTACAGAACTATCACTGGTGGTGGATCTGAGAAGAATTACATTAACCCTGCTGTTGCTGGTGGTGCAACCAACTCTGCTGACTCTGCTGCGAATACCACTCGTGCTATTCCCGGCGAGTTTGTTTACAGAGATGGTTCAGCGAACCCAATTCAGGATGACTTCAAGAGCAAAGAAGCCCCTGAAGAATAAACTTCCTATGCAAAATTAACTTAGCCCTCAGAAATGGGGGCTAGGTTTTCCTTTATGGAGGTTTATGATGATTACGCCAGAATTTGCAGGAGCCGTAGCAACACTTGTCGGTGCAGGCATCGCAGTGTTAGGATTTTTATACAGAGCCTTTACTTTTGTCAAATCATTTCAAAGATCTCAAGAAGAAGTAAAGGAGTCAATTAGAATTATCAAGGCAGAAGTCACACCTAATAGCGGTAAATCTTTAAAAGATACTGTAAATTCATTGAAGAAGGCTTGTGACAGAATAGAAGCTAGACAAAAGGTATTAGATCAAAGATCGAAAGCCGCCCTTCACTACAACGAGACTCCGCTTTTTGAGACAGATATTAAGGGTAGATTAACTTGGTGCAACGAAGCATTTTTAGAATTAACAAAAGACAACGGTAGTTGTAGCGAAGGATTCGATTGGCTAACGGTTATCGAAGATGATCGAAGAGACGATTTTCTGACAGAGTTTAACTCCTGTTTGAAGATGTGCCGAAAGATTGACATTGAAACCGTTTCCGTTCATGGAAGGCTCATACATTTTGTTGGATACCCTTACAGAGTTGCTAAAGGTATTCATGAAGGATTTTTAATTCATCTTCAAGTTTATTCACAGGAGAATGAAAATGAACGAAGGTAGTAAAAGGTTTAAGTTAAATTGGGGCGACATTTCTAGTGTCGTTAAAAACGCTCTTTTGGTGGGCGGTGCATCAGCACTGACTGTTGTCGCAGAAAACTTGGATGTTGTTGACATCGGAATTTATACTCCGCTTGTTGTTCCAATCATCGCTGTTGGTCTTGATACCGCTATCAAGTGGCTAAAAGACGCTTCACCGAAAGATTAAGACAGGAGTAAAAAATGGACTTTAACACGCCACGCGATTTGCTTAACGCATATCGTAACGGTTTTGATGGTGCTGTATGTGACCCAGAAGAAACCGCAGAGTTACTAGGCCGGTTAAAGACTCCACTCTTTGGTGCTGCTGCTTATAAGCTATTTGGAGCAGGGGAAGGTAAACTTTCCCTGCCCTTTCTTTCTTTGCTTAAATTCGATAAGGGCTTTGGGCCATCAGAAAAGCAGACAACTGGTGATTGTGTCAGTCATTCTACTAGAAATGCTATAGACATAACAAGAGCAGTTGAAATTGACATCAAAGGCGAGTCAGAAGATTTTGTAGTTAGAAGTGCAACGGAAGCAATCTATCAAAGTAGAGGGCACAAGGGTCAGGGGATGACTTGTTCTGGTGCCGCTAAATATGTCCACGAGAAGGGTGGAATTCTTTTAAGAAAAGATTATGGAAAAGTAGACCTATCAAAATATAATTCTAGCTTAGGTGCAAGACATAATATTCCTAAGAGTATTTATATTGACGAAGCTAGTAAGCATCAGGTGAAGACTATTTCCGCAATCACAACCGTCGAAGAAGCCAGAGATGCTCTAGCCAATGGTTACGGTATTTCTGTTTGTTCTGGCTACGGATTCTCAAGTAGGCGAGACTCAAAGGGTATCGCAAAGAGATCTGGTAGCTGGGCACATGCGATGGCATGGATAGCCTGTGATGACACAAGAGAGCGTTACAATGAAATGCTATTCTTGGTACAAAACAGTTGGGGTAAATGGAATAGTGGCCCCAAGGTTCATGGGCAACCAGATGGAAGTTTCTGGATCAGGGAACGAGATGCAAGAGGTATGCTGTCAGGTAACTGGGGATCTTGGGTCTTTAGTGACGTAGACGGTTTCCCAGCTAGGAAACTTCCGAATTACGGTTTCAAAAAATATCTATAAGGCATTAACAATGAAAAATTTAGTATATGTATTAGCTTTGTGTCTGGGTGCTTCTTCAACCCTTGGTTGTAATGCACAAGATTGCGACCATGCTAAAAAAATACGAGCTTATCAAGCTACACGCTTGGCTATTGCTGCGATGAATAATCCAGATACAACGCCAGACGAAGTAGATGAAGAACTTTGCGACGGGTCTGGCTGGATCATCCAAGGAGATGGTCATAAAACAGAATGTCCGGGTTGTTCAGCCTGCAAGAAAAAAGATGGGCAAATGGCTGCTGATATGGAGCCAGAATACAATGTATATCACTTTGGTGCTAAATGGTGTGGACCATGCCAGCAGATGATTAAGAATACTTGGCCTGATGAAAAAATGGTTAAGTTTCTAAAAGATAAAAAGGCAAAACTTTTTGTGTTCGATGTAGACAATAAAGATCATAAGAAGTATTTCTCGTACTATAAAGTGACTTCGTACCCTACAATTATCTTGTTAGATAAAGATAATTTGAATAAACCACTTCAAAGAAATGTAGGTGGAATGAGTGCAGAGTCCATGATTAAAGAATTGGATAAGGTACTATGAGTGACTTAAACGACGTAGCAACAAGAATATCTTCTCATGTTGCAGCCAAAGATAAGAACTTTGGGATAGACCCAGTGACTATCTCAATTATTATCAGCATCATCACCAATCTTGTAAAACTTTGGTGGAGTTGCAGAAGCGAAAGTAAGGTTCGTGGGGAACTGCGGAATCCTTCTTGGTTATTTAAACTGTTTCTCAAAAGAGAGATTAGGAAACAAGTCAAAGGAAGTGGACGCAGAAGTACGATGTACGGTGCTTTCATCGACGTTGGAAAATCATTATCGGAAAAAGAACTTAACAATATTTTGAGAGAAATTGGAGGGAAGTGATGAATTTGTTTCAATGGGTAATGCTTGGGCTTGCTGCTATTTTAGTTGCACCAATGGTTTTTGAGAAATTTAAAGGGTTTGTTCCATCTGTACCTACACCGCCGCCTGTACCACCTGTACCACCCGCACCTGAGCATGTGGATAGTTGTGACGGATTGGTTGATGTTGTTGAGTGTTGGGAACACTTGCGTGATTGCTGTGAGGCTCAAGGCATGAAGGATGCTGCCAGAGAACTCAAAAAAATCTTCCCGCTATTTGCGATTCAGGAGGTAGAGAATGAGTAATCAACTCAGAACGATCTTAGCTGCTGTTCTGTGTGCGGTTGCACTCTTTGGTGAACCTGTATTTGAATGGGTTAAAAACAATGTAGATATTGTCAATGTCGTACCAGATGCAACTGTCGATGAGCCATCTTTAGAGAATAAAGAATTGGTTGACGACATTGTTAAGATTGATTTTTCAAAAGAAGATGCAGATCTTGTTTCTTGCTTCTTCTTAGAGTTGGCAGATGTTGTAGGAGATGACGATGAGATCATCAAGACAACGGGGCAATTTGCAAACTTCAATGTTATGGCTGGTATCTTACACTTTGATACCGAATTTGCAGGTAAGTACGATGGGTTTGGTGATGCTGTAGAATACGCAATTCAAAACGCTGTTGGCTTAGAGAATCAATCGCTGACCGATAGCAAGCGTCAAGATCTTGTAGATGTCCTCGAAGCAGTAGCTTGGGGTGTCAATCAATGAGCTTAATAGATGTATTACTTGACAAAGTAATGGACAAGTACGGCATTGAGCAGAAAGATATTGACAAAGCAAAAAGAATGATGGATAAAGTTAAGTTCGTAAAACGTAATGGCGAAAACTACATGGTTATAGATATTGGTGACGGAATTGAACTTTCCATCAAACAATAACAATTTAGCCTCTCTTTAGTTGGATAATACTGACTTTAGAGAGGTTTTTTTGTACTTTCCCCTTGACAAAACCGGTTTCGTAGACTATAATAGAGTACAAGAACCCGCTACATTCGACAACATTTGTATAAAGATAAGGAACAACTAGATGCAGGTTACAAAGCGTGATGGATCTAAAGAGGATTTCTCAGTAGAAAAGATCCACAAGGTTGTAAGCTGGGCGGTTAAAGGTATTAATGGCGTGTCATTCTCTGATGTTGAGATGAACGCCAACCTGTCCCTGTATGACGGGATTACTAGCTCAGAGATTCATCAGATTCTCATCAAGTCAGCAAATGATTTGATTTCAACATCTGCACCCAACTATCAGTATGTCGCTGCTAGACTGCTGAATATGCAACTCAGAAAAGAAGTTTGGGGCTACGGAGATCAACCCACTGACTTCCTGATGTTCATTCGTAGAAACGTAGACAATGGCATCTACGACCCACAACTGGAGAAGAAGTGGAACGAAGAAGAGATTGATGCCTTCGGCAAGTACATCAGTCACAATCGTGATGATATGTTTACATATGCTGGTCTACAGCAAATGATTGATAAATACTTGGTAAAAAACAGAAGTACAGGAGACATTTATGAGACTCCACAGTTTGCTTATATGGCTATTGCTATGTGTCTATTCGATGATATTAACGAGGTAAAGCAAGCGTATGACTGCTACTCGACGTTCCAAATTAATTTGCCCACTCCTATCATGGCTGGTGTTAGGACTAATATACGTCAGTTCGCCAGTTGTGTTTTGGTTGATGTTGACGACAATCTTGACGCTATATTTTCTAGTATTCATGCGGTTGGCAAGTATACTGCGAGGCGTGCAGGGATCGGACTCAACATCGGACGTATGCGACCAATCAACTCACCCATCAGAGGCGGCGAGGTCATCCACACAGGACTCATTCCATACTTAAAGAACTTTGAGTCGGCAGTTAAATCAACGTCTCAGAATGGGCTTCGTGGAGGCTCTGCTACGGTACATGTACCATTCTGGCACTATGAGATTGAGGACATCATGGTTCTCAAAAACAACGCTGGCACAGACGACAACAGAGTGCGTAAATTGGATTACAGTATTCAGTTTTGTAAGTTGTTCTATGATCGTTTAATTGCCAACGAAGATATTACCCTGTTTAGTCCCAACGAAGCTAAGGGTTTGTACGAGGCGTTTGGTGACAATGAAAAGTTTGAAGAACTGTATCTGAAGTATGAGAACAAGAGATCGTTAAAGTTTAAGAGAAAGATTCCAGCAAGACAGTTGGCACAAATCTTTGCCCGCGAACGTCTGGAAACTGGACGTATCTACAGCATGAACATTGACTCAGCCAATGAACACGGATCGTGGAGTGTACCATGCTATATGTCAAATCTTTGTCAAGAAATTATCCATCCGACAAATCCTATTCAGGCTATTGATGATGCAGAGGGCGAGATTGGTATTTGCATTTTGTCAGCATTGAACCTACTGGAAATGAACGATGAGAAAGACATTGAAGAAGCGTGCCGAATTGCTGTACGGACTCTTGACTCTGTTATTGATTACCAAGATTATCCTGTGCTTGCCGGTGAGAACTTTACCAAGAATAGGAGATCACTTGGAATTGGTATTACTAACCTTGCTGGCTTCTTAGCTAAGAACAAGCTAAAGTATGAAGACCCAGAAGCATTAGAGTTGATCCATGAGACTATGGAACAGATTCAGTGGAATCTTCTTAATGCAAGTTGTGAGTTGGCAGAAGAAAAGGGTGCATGTTCTAAGTTTGATGAGACTAAATACTCAGACGGTCTTTTACCTATCGACTGGTACAAGAAAACTGTAGACGAATTAATTAAACCAAATTATAACATGGATTGGGAAGGGTTACGTGAGAGAATTAAAAAACATGGTCTTCGGCACTCTACTCTATCTGCTATTATGCCTTGCGAGTCTAGCTCCGTTATTCAGAACTCTACCAATGGAATTGAACCCGTCAGATCGTTGCTGATTCATAAGAAGGCGAAGAATGGCGTTCTGAAGCAGTTGGTTCCAAACTACCATACGAGAAAGAACTTCTACACGCTTGCGTGGGATATGCCAAACAATCAGGCTATGCTCAACGTAGCTGCTGTGATCCAGAAGTTTGTGGACATGAGTATGAGTACAAACCTGTATTATAATTACTCTCATTATGAAGATGGAAACATTCCATTGAGCGTTCTTATTAAAGATCAAATCTATGGTTATAAGTATGGACTAAAGAATTTTTATTATGCCAACACACCGGATGGTGATGGCGAAACTGAAAAAGAGATGAATTGCGAATCTGGAGCGTGTGCGATATGAGTGAATTATCAGATAAAGAAAAGAAAATATCTAAAGCCGCTGTATGGGTTTGGAGAAACCTGCTTGCGTCTGGAGTTTTCTTAGCTCTGTTTTGGATTGGGTATAATTGGGTCGGAAACAAGTTTGATGGAATGGAAGCAAAGATAGATAATGTGGAGCATGAGGTTATTAGAGTGGGCACTGTGGTTAAAGAAAGGATCAGAGTTGCTAGAGGTGACTATGGATGGGAAGAGCCTACATATGCTGTTGCAGCACCAAATATGACAGACGAGGAATATGAAAATTTATTAGACGAAGGTATAAAAATTCGAGAACACATTAATAGTTTCGCAGACGAGGTGCAAAAATGAAAACAATCTTTAATACCAAGAATGTAGACCCAATGACTCAGCCACTTTTTCTTGGTAAAGACCTTGGAGTGCAGCGATATGATGTTGTCAAGTATCCAATCTTCAAGGAGCTTGACAGTAAGCAGATGATGAACTTCTGGCGACCAGAAGAAATCGAACTAAAGAAAGACCGTGGCGACTTCAAGGAGATGTCGGACAATGAGAAGTTTATCTTTACGTCTAATCTGAAATATCAGACCATGCTTGACAGTGTGATCTGTCGTGGTGTTCCTACTTTGCTAGAGTTTGTTACAAACACAGAGCTAGAAGCCTGCTTGATGACGTGGCAATTCTTTGAGAAGATTCACTCGCAAAGTTATAGTTATATCATTCAGAATGTCTTTGCTGACAGTTCCGAAATTTTTGGCGGAATTTATGAAGATAAAGAGATTATGAAGCGGGCAGACAGTGCTATCGCAGACTATAATAATTTGATGGGCATGGCTTGCGATACAACATCTAAGGCAGACCTGAAGAAGCAAATCTACATGACGGTTATTAGTATCAATATTCTTGAGGCTATCCGGTTTTATGTCAGCTTTATCTGTAGCTTTGCGTTTGCAGAGAACAAGAAGATGGTCGGCAACGCAGATATTATCAAGCTCATCAAACGTGATGAGGCTTTGCACCTAGCCAATACTCAGCAGATCCTAAAGATTCTCCATACGGAAGAGTCAGAAGGATTTGTTAGTACAGCCGCTAAGTGTCAAGATGCCGCCGTTGAAATGTTTGATAGAGCAGCGGCAGAAGAAAAAGAATGGGCATCGTACCTATTCCAAAACGGATCAATTATTGGACTCAACGAGACTGTACTACACCAATACATTGATTGGCTCTGTATGTCTCGAAGAAAAGCTATTGGGCTTCCATACGAGAACGTTGGAAAGAACCCAATCGCAGGTTGGACGCAGGCTTGGATGCAGAGCGAAAGCGTTCAAGTGGCTCCACAGGAACATGAAATTACTAGCTATAAAATCGGTGCTAGTAAAAATGATTTAGATGATATGGACTTAGGAGGATTTACTTATGAGTGAATTTAGTCGTGAAGATATTCTTGAGTTGGGACGTAAAACCCCTGACTTCCCTATTCCAAGTAAAGAGGGTATCACTAAACTTAGAAATATTCTCGCCAGTAATACTGGTGGTGGCACAATGGAGAATGTTGGAACTAAATCTTATATTGAAATGATTACACAGTGGCATCACGACCGTAATCTTATTGAAGGGTCTACGGACAAAGATCAGTTTTGTAAACTAATGCAGGAAGCTGGTGAGCTTTCTGATAGTATTTGCAAAGGTAAAGATGTCTCTGACGATATTGGCGACATGATCGTTGTACTAATCAATATTGCAGAGAGGAACAAATTGAGCATCTCACAATGTCTTTCGAAGGCATGGGATGACATTAAAGACAGGAAAGGCAAGATGGTTGACGGTGTGTTCGTTAAGGAGGCCGATCTATAAACTTTCCCACATAAGGGTTTTAAATGAGAACTAAACGACAAAGACGAGAAGACAACAAGAAACCTAATCACAAAATTAAATCTTTAGAAGCAAAAACAGAAAACCAAAGAGACTATATCAGGGCAATCGTAGAGAACGATATTATATTTTGTTCTGGTCCAGCGGGTTCTGGTAAGTCTTTTATAGCAGCAGGAATCGCCGCTCAACACCTACATCACAATAGGATTGAGCAGATCATTGTAACTAGACCACTAGTTTGTACTGGTAAAGACATCGGGTCTTTGCCGGGAGAGATGGGTGAGAAAATCGCACCCTATCTTTTACCAATGAAAGAAAACCTAAAGCACTTTCTTGGTCAAGCATACTACGGTCTTTATTCCAATGAGGGTCAGATCCAGTACAAACCTTTAGAAGTCATGAGAGGATCTACATTTCATAACTCCTACATGATCTTGGATGAAGCACAAAACTGTACTGAAGATCAGATTAAAATGTTTGTCTCTCGTATGGGTGAAAACAGTAAAGTCATTATCAATGGAGATATTGAACAAAATGATTTGCGTGGTCGGAGTGGTCTTGAGTTTTGCATGAATAGACTAGACCGTATTGACGGAATTGGAATTTGCAAACTAGGCTACGAAGATATTCAGAGGAATGGGATTATAGGAAGATTTTTAAGAGCATTGGAGAACTAAATGCCAACATATATTTACGAGTGCAGTGCATGTGAACACTCTTTTGAAGAGTGGCAAAAAATGACTGACGACCCACTCAAGAAATGCCCTGAGTGTGGTAAAAAGAAACTGTTTAAAGTTTTAACTGGTGGTCTTCACGGGTTTGTTTCTGGAAGCGAAACTATTGGAGGTCTTGCGGATAAAAACGCTAGAGAAAACAAAAACAAAATTGCAGAAGCAGAAGCAAAAAAGCGTGAGTCAACACCAGAAGCACCAAAGGCTTGGTATGACAAGTATGGAACCGCTACACCAAAAGAAATTAATAAAATGACACCACAACAAAAAACTAGATATATAATGGAGGGCCGTAAATGAGATTTGTTGACGGAAAATTTTTACCACAAGAAGACAAGACTGTATTCCTATTTGGAAAAACTGGAGAAGTATTAGACAAAGATGAGCAGCATAAATTGCCGCACTATGCTAAAATTGTGCAGAACTCAGAAGGTAAAGAAACTTGCTATATCAGAACTTATCAAAGTACACCATTTGATCCAATGGGTCCATATGGTAGAAGAGAGAGAAATCTAGATACGCAAATTAAAAAGGTTTCCAGAAGCACCTTTGATTTTTATGTTACATATTTAAAAACTAACAATTCAATTTACTTAACCAAGGCTCAACGAGGATTTTTAAATGACTAAGAAGGGACCGCTCAGTAAGGCAGAGAAGTTTTACATTGAAAGCCATCTGGAAAAACCGATGGAAGACTTGTGCAAGGATTTAGACAGAGCTAAGTCTAGCATTGAGAAATACATTAAGACCATTCCAGTTGACGATAAGCAGAAGGCAGAGACTTTGCTGCTACAGCAGTTTGCTAGAAATGGAAAAGGGTCTACGGTTATGACTCAAAATGCAGCAGAAATGTCAGATGCAAAACGTGCTAAGTTTACAAATAATGGAACTAGGAGAAGTTCCAAGTGTACCACGAATATCAGGTGACAAATGGACGATAAGAAATGGGGCGAGTTTTACTCGTCGGACAGAAAAAATATAAGCAAAATCTTCGTTAAGGTTATGACAACCGATAAAAAGCATTGGTTCTTTTCTGATTACGATGTGTGGTACGAAGTAAAAGACTATTGCGAGAAAAATTCTGTGTTTATTGAGGATTTGCACTTGCAATTTAGGTCTAACAAATGTATAATAGATATAGGAGAGTGTGAGGCACTGTATTTAGTGAGATCCGCTCTCGGTGCTATCGGTCAACCAACAAAAAATTACTTCACTGTGGGAACATTAAACGATGGAGTGGTTCACAAGCAAATGTGGTTGACTCCAGAATTAATTTTAGACAAGCAGTACGATGATGATTTATCTGGATGTTTTAGCGAGGCTATAATCTACAATGAACAAAAGGAAAAGAAGCGAAAAGAGTAAATACAAACACTTAACAACAGGAGACTATTGCACTTGTGCCCAATACGTTGCTGCGATCATGTGTCAACGTAACGCAGAAAACAAGAATGAGGGATCTCTACCCTACAAATTCTGGAACAAAAAACCTTGGGACTGGACTTATAAGAAGCAGCTTTTTAAAGCCAACAGCATACTAAAGAACTACAGTGAAGAAGCACTTGTCAAAGCAATTGAGTCACCAGAGTTCAAAGGTATCTTTTCACTAAACCATCCGAAGGTAATTGGGATTATTAAGAAATACGAGCTACAGATTGAAGATCAGAAGTCAAAACCGAAGCAAGAAATTGAAGTGAAGAAAAACGCCAAGACTAGAAAAAAGAGTTATGGCGGAAAGAACCTTTTAAACAAACTTAGGAAACTAGAGAATGGCGAAGAAGAAGAGTAAAGCTGTTGAGTGCGACGATCCTACTGTCGCAACATTGTGTAAGAAGTATGGTAATGTAATTGAGTCTGGCACTAAAGTGTTGGAGTCATTAGAAACGTATGATACCATCAGCGTTAGTCCAGCACTGGACATGGCACTTGGTGGTGGATTGCGTGAGGGTCAGGTTGTTGTAATGACCGGCGACCCAAAGACCGGAAAGACAACGACCGCTCTGTATGCTGCTGCCAAGGCACAAGCCAAAGGTAAGAAAGTATACTATCTAAATACTGAAGGTCGTTTAACTAAACAAAACTTTCGTGGCATCAAAGGTTTAGATGTTGATGCTATGCAAATTGTCCAAGCTACAGACGATACACCTATCGTCTCTGCTGAGACATATCTTAATATTATGGAGCGACTTCTTAAAGAAGAAGAGAACCTGTTCTTGATCTGTGACTCTACATCTAATATGGTTCCACAGGACGAGATTGATGGCGAGATTCGCACAGGTGTTCGTAATGCTCTACCTCGCTTGTTGTCTATGTTCTTCAAGCGTATCAGCGGCGACGTATCACGCATGAAAGCTATCGCCGTGTTTATCACTCATAATATCGCCAACACTGGTGGGTCACGTTTTGCACCCAGCAAGATGGCAGACTGTGGTAACATGCTACAGTTCCAAGCTGGAACCAACATGGTTATCACGCACCGTGGCAAGTGGGAAGTACCCAAAGAGTCAGGCAATCACGTTGGTCAAGTTGCTAACTGGGTAATCAAAACTTCTGCTGCTGGTGGCACGCCCATGAGTACGGCAGCAAGCTGGATTCGTTACGGCATTGGGATTGATGAGTCACAAGAGATTGCAACTATTGCTACAGACTTCGCACTAATTCAGGCTAAGGGTGCATGGTATACAATCTCTTGTTTAGTCGATAAGGCTTCACATCCTATCGTACACCAATACCTGTCAACCAACGAAGTCGATCCATCAGATGAAGAAGCTGTAACCAAGGCGTTCAAGTTTCAAGGCATGGAGAAGCTGGTAAACTTCTTGAATGAGAATGAAGAGCTTAGAGATATCGTTATCGAGGAAGTAAGAGACTTGTTCTAATGAAAGTCACAGGCTTGAATGGTAGAGAGTACAATCTCGATACCAAAAAATATTTGATTAACAATCGGAGTAAGCGTAGCTTCTATCACTTACAGGCTAGGGGAATTATAGTAGATTTATTCTATCCCTATCAGGTACTTGAAGAAGTTACGCTTCCCGGTTCTTCTACAAAAAAAGCCAAATTAGCCCTTGACTTTTTGATTCCGTCGTGTACAATAGGTATTGAGGTGCATGGTGAACAACACTTTAAATATGTCCCGTACTTTCATAAATCTAAGATCGGGTTTGCACAAGCAAAGAAACGAGATTTGGATAAGAAAGAGTGGTGCAGAATTAATGACATCACACTCGTAGAGCTACGTTGGGACGAAGACCCAGAATATTGGAGAGAGAAAATTGAACGCAGCAGATAGACTACAGAAGTTTTTGGATGGCATACAGCAGTATATTACTGGAGCTAATATTGCACCAACAAACTTTACTCCAGAGTTTGCTATTGCAGAAACTCTAACATTAGACAAGATGGAGAAGTTGACTCAGGACGACTGTTTCAACTATGCTTATCAATTATACCAGTATGCAGATCACATAGCTTGGTGTAGATCACAGAGCGAGAATGTTGTAAGGTGGTGTAAAGAGAACCTTGGTAGTATCGTGGCTAGTGAAGTGACACAAATTGAAGTGCAGTTCATGAAGTACGAAACAAAGGTCGATTTGATTAAAAGAGAAAATGATATAGCAAGAAACATTAACGAGTGGTTGATGACAGCAGAGAGTAGACTAGAACTATTAAAAAGTAGAGAATACAACGTTCGCCGCAAGGCTGATATTTTAATTGAAAAAGGGAAGAGAAAATGAGTGATGACATTGTAAAAACACTGTTAGAGTCATTGACAGATGAGCAAAAGTCTCAGTTAGTACAACGTTTAATGTCTAACATGAATCAAACTATTTCTAAACCTCCAGCTAGAGAAACACAAATAGAACAAGAGGAAACGGTTTCCTCAAGACCTCGGTCAAATGTGACAGAGGATTTTAGAGTAGTTCAGAACGATAAGTTAGAAAAAAGGAAAACTCCGGTGAGAGCCAGAAAAAACCAGTGGGTAGATGAGGGTGAGGATCGTGATCCCGAATTTGACCCCGCTAAGTTTGAGCGTATGGGTAAAGCAGCACGTAACCGTAGCAAAGTAAGAAAGAAGACTATTGAGTGCCACGTTTGCGGTCGTAGCTTTGCTGTAAATCCCGCCTATGTCTACGGCGAAAACATTAGATGTAACCGATGTACAGGAAGGTAACATGGATCAGCTTGCTGATGTCGGTGCAGAGAGAGCAGTTCTAGCTGGACTCTTTGCATACGGACTTGAATCTTATGTTGAAATCAGTGACTTCCTTACGCATAGCAGTTTCGCTAATCGTAACAATCAAGTCATTTACAAGTGCATTGAGAAGGTGCTGGAGAATGATGCTGTAGCTGACATTCCAGCGATTCTTTCTGCTGCTGAACAACTTAACCTCACAGAAGTAGTCAAGACTGAACATGAGCTAGACTATATTCGTGACCTTATGGACTATCCCGTAAAGAGGGATAACGTCCTGCATTTTGCTGCACAGGTTAAAAAGTTTGAGTTTGCCCGTAACGCAAAACGTATTGCTAAAAAGATAGATAAAGATATTGACTCCATAGTTGGTGATGAGAGCATTGATGATATTATCAATCTCGTAGAAATGCCACTTATGGATTTCTTGCGTGACGATGAGTCAGGTCAAAAGCCAGAAATGCTTGGCGATGATCTTGACGAATACATCGAATTTCTAATCGAAAACAAATGTGACCAAATAGGACTATCCAGTGGATTTCCCAGATTTGATTCCGTCATTGGTGGTGGCTTACGTCGTAAGTGTGTGGATCTCGTATCCGCAAGGCCCGGAGTGGGCAAGTCTGTCTTTGCAGATAATGTGGCTCTGCATAACGCTAGGAATGGAATTCCTGTACTTATGCTCGATACTGAGATGAGCAAAGAGGATCATCTCAACAGAGTCCTCGCTAATATCAGTGGCGTTCCTATTCAGGATATTGCAACGGGCAAGTTTTCAGAAGATGACGAGAAAGCTATTGCCGTTAAAAATGCGGCAGAAGAAATTAGAGATATCCCCTACACCTATGTCAGTGTAGCTGGTGCCCCATTTGAAACCATTATGAACATCATTAAGCGATGGATTCTTCGCGAGGTGGGTCAGGACGAGAACGGCAGAACCAACGACTGTCTTGTTGTGTACGATTATCTCAAGCTCATGTCGTCGTCCGGTATTACAAACAATCTCCAAGAGTATCAGGCTCTTGGTTTTCAAATCACAGAATTACATAACTTAACAGTCAAGTATGACTTCCCATGTTTATCATTTGTTCAGTTGAACCGTGATGGTATCACAAAGGAATCTACGGACGCTGTGAGCGGTTCTGACCGCATCATTTGGTTGTGTACGTCTTTCTCTATATTTAAATTAAAGTCCGCAGAGGAACTGGCAGAGGACGGTCCAAACGGTGGTAACAGAAAAGTTGTCACATTAAAGGCTCGTCACGGTGCTGGATTGCTTGACGGTAATTATATTAATATGAACATGGTTGGCGAACATGCACAACTGCTTGAGTTGCGAACCAGAGATGAAATGAGGTTATCACCCGATGGTGATGTAATTGAAGGTTCCGATGTACCATTCGACATAGAGGAAGATGATGATGAAAGTAGATAAACCTTGGGGTTCCTATACAGATTACTTTAGGGCTGACAATTTAGTATTTAAAACAATTGAAGTAAATCCGAAACAAAGACTATCTCTACAAGTTCATAAAGAACGTTCCGAGATCTGGTTTGTTGTAGAGGGCGAGTGTCTTTGTGAAATAAATGAAGACGTTCACAGACTTAGGGAGGGGAGTTGGATATCTATAGAGCAGGGAGATGTTCACAGGCTTATCAATGACACAACGGAAAAGTGTGTGATCGCAGAGTTGCAATTTGGTAAGTGTTTCGAGCAAGATATTATCAGATTAGAAGATGACTACAACCGGAGAAAACCATGTTGAAGATTGATCCAGAACCTAAACTAGACTTTGATGATGTATTACTCGTACCACAAAGATCGCAAGCGGCAAGTAGAAAAGAGGTAGAATTAACTAGAAGGTTTAAGTTTTATCATTCACCAAAAGAGTGGCATGGTGTACCACTAATAGCTGCCAACATGGATACTACTGGCACATTTAAAATGGGAACTGCCCTTAATACTCACGAGATGGTGACTTGTTTACATAAACATTATGCCGCTGATGTGATTGATGACTACTACAAATATTATAATGTAGAGCATAATGTCTGGGTTAGTATTGGTATGGATCTTGAGCATGAGTTAGAGCGTCTATTCTATATCCAAGACAATTCATCTATTCAACCTAACATCTGTATTGATATTGCTAATGGTTACACAGAGAGGTTTGTTGACTACTGTGGTAAAATCAGATTAGAATTTCCTAATTCAATTATTATGGCAGGTAATGTTTGCACACCGGAGATGGTGTCAGAACTCATTCTGCATGGCGAAGTTGACATTGTAAAGATCGGGATTGGTCCCGGCTCTGCATGTACGACCCGACTAAAGACAGGTGTTGGATACCCACAGCTTTCAGCTATCGCAGAGTGTGCCCACGTAGCTCATGGTTTAAGGTCTGATGCTGGTAGACTTGGCCTCATCTGTGCAGATGGTGGCTGTAGGACTGCTGGTGATGTAGCTAAAGCCTACGCTGCTGGGGCAGACTTTGTGATGCTGGGCGGTATGCTGGCAGGAGCAGACGAGTGCGAAGGCGAATGGCAATATGTCTGTGACGAAAAAACAAATATGGATAGAAAAGATAGCTTGCTATTTTATGGTATGTCCTCAGAAAAAGCCCAAGACAAACATAATGGTGGCATGAATGACTACGCTACTAGTGAAGGTAGAGTCAAGAAAGTTCCTTACAAGGGGAAAGTAGATGGGATTGTGCGAGATATTTGTGGCGGTGTTCGGAGTGCTTGTGCTTATACGGGAGCTACTTCGCTAAAAGACTTTAGTAAAACGGCACGTTTCGTTCGTGTCAATCGTACCCATAACGATCAGAGTGTCTAATGATTACATATGCAGCGATACCCAGTCCGCTGTTTGGTTACAAACAAATGTTCGACGCAGTTGAACTTGTAGATGAAGCATTTGCTACTGGCTACTTTAAGAACCATCTAGAAGAAATTAAATGTGCATGGATAGCACTTGATGGTGACAAAGTAGTAGGATGGGCAGCGGTTGGAGACTGTATACTCCGCTGCATTGTTGTGCATCCAGATTACCGAGGTCAAGGTATCGGCAAAAGATTAACACAAGAAAGATTAAAGTATTTAGGAGACTGCAAAGAAGTGGCCTCTTATGCTTGGGTTCGTCCAGATGGTCGCTGTATGTCGTGTAAAAACCTAGAAAATTTCGGTTTTGAGCTTGCAAAAGAGCTTCCTGAATACTATAATAATACTAGAAGCAACTGTAAATACTGTGGGAGTAATTGTACATGTGTAGCAAGGCTGTACGTCAAAACACAACACTAGACCTGAACAAAGTACGAGAGATCATCTTCCAAGATATTTATAAGTTGTTGGATAGTTTTAATCTAGAGTACACTCAGGACGCAGAAAATATTTTTATGAAGTGTCCTATTCATGAGGGCAGCGACAATCCATTCGGTGTGTCTATCGCACTTGATAAACAAGTGTGGCGTTGCTGGACTCGTGGGTGTCACGATCACTATAGTTGTAATATTTGGGGGTTCATCAAAGGTTGTCTGCAAACAGACTCATTCTCTGATGCACTCAAATATGTTTGTAAATTGTATGATGTAAACGGAGCATCCAAAAATGGTAGCAGTGGAAATAGTAATAATCCTAAGCGTGATAATGATTTTAGCGAGCTTGTACGCCAAATCAAAGGATCTAGAAGAACAGATAGAAGCTCATGTGAAGTGGAGCATGTTACAAGACCAAAAACTGAGTCGTGCCCTTCACCGTATTTCATTGCTAGAGGATACGAACCGGAAACGTTGCGATTTTTTGGAGTTCGAGAAACACCAAGTGATACCAGAGGCATCCTTCGACGTAGGGCAATCATACCCATCTGGGACAATGCCGGAATATACTGCGGGTACATCGGGCGAGCTACCGTTCCATATATCGAACCCAAATACATTTTCAGTAAAGGAATCAGGAAGTCAGACTACCTTTACAACTACCACAATGCAACCGGTAGAGACACTCTTTTTCTGGTAGAAGGGCAGGGCGATGTTTGGAGACTGTGGGAGTGCGGAGTTAAAAATGCAGTCGGACTATTTGGTAAAGACGTATCATCACAACAGCGTAAGCTATTGCTTAACAGTGGTGCGACCAGACTTGTTGTCCTCACTGACAACGACCAAGCAGGGCGAGAGTCGAAGATCAAGATCAAACGGGAACTAGGAAGATTATTTAAACTTGTGTTTCCCAAGATGCACACAAAAGACTTGGGAAGCATGATGTGCGAACAGATTGATAAGAATATTTTACAGGATTTAAGAGGGTATTATTAATGATTCTAGGAATCTCAGGACGCAAGCAAGCAGGTAAGAATACTACTGCTAATATTCTACATGGAATGATTCTTAAAGAGCAGGGGTTCGTCAACGATTGGAGTATTGGTGCTAATGGTCAGTTGATGATAGATAGCTCTGATGCAGATGGTTGGGGCGAGTTTGATGTTACACGCCAAGATGAACAGTTTGCAGAGTGGGCTGAACACAATATGTGGCCGTATGTCAAAATCTACAGCTTTGCAGATCATCTTAAATGGATTTGCGTCAAGTTGTTTGATATTCCATTTGAATGTGTGTACGGCACAGACGAACAGAAGAACCAATTGCAAGAGCATCTACTGTGGGAAAATATGCCGGGAGATACTAGCGATATTGGTCCCAACGGTAAGATATGTCATCATAAGGGACCAATGACCGCTCGCCAGTTCATGCAATTCTTTGGCACAGACGTTATGCGTAAAATATACGAACCAATCTGGGTCAACGCTTGCATCAAGAAAATACAACAAGAACAATCGGGACTGGCAATTATTGCAGACGTTCGCTTCCCTAACGAGGCGAAAGCTATTGAACAAGCCGGTGGCAAGGTTGTGAGATTAACACGCGAGGTTCACGAGGATAACCATTCGAGCGAAGTAGCTCTGGATGACTACCCCTTCACAGATTATATTGACAATAAAATTGAAAGCATCGACGTTCTGATGGTGAAGGTTAAACAATTTTACCGTAGCCTAAAGGAACAAAATGTTAGTTACCTATGTTAGAAGTTCATCATATAACAATTATGATTTTTGCCAAATGCAGTATTTCCTGACCTATAATCTAGGTTGGAGAGGTTCTAGCGGCAAACGAGCAGATATGGGAACTATGGCCCACAAGGTCATGGAGATTCTCGCTGGACTTAAAAAGTTTCAGCAGGACAATCCTCGTAGAAAATGGCTAGAGATTGTAGATGATAAGTGTGGCAAAGTCAGGGTTAGCAAGGATGATCTCTACACTGACGCTTTTGTAGACGAATTGATCGCCAGATCCATCAAGGATTACGGCGAAACATCTGCCCATAAATTCTACCGCAAAGAGCGACAGGAAGTAAAAGACACAGTATACACTTTCCTTACTCACAATGACGGTCAATTTGACCCTAGACAAAGAAATGTATACTATCCAGAGCCGCACTTCGACCTGCCAATCGAGGAAGATTGGGCAAAGTTCGACTTTGTAGACGCAAACGGCAACACCCAAAAAGGGCAGTTGGCTATCAAGGGGACGATTGACCTCGTTACACTTCTTGACGAAGATACGATTGAGGTGGTTGACTGGAAAAGCGGTCGTCGTCTAAATTGGGCTAGTGGCGAAGAAAAAACCTACGAAAAAATGATGAATGACCCACAGTTATTGCTCTATTTCTACGCTATGTCCAAGATGTTTCCCGATTTCCCCAATAGAATTATGAGTATTTTCTTCTATAAAGACACTGAGGGGGAACCAGATCCTACACCGTATAGCTTCTGTTTTACCAAGGAAGATGAAGATAGATTTCTAGGTATGCTGAAAAAGCGGGTAGAAGAAATTAGACAAAATACCAATCCATCTGTATTAGATCCAACTAGAACTGACTTTAGATGTAAATATTTATGTCATTTTTGCAAGAACAGCTTTGAAGGCGAGACGGATAATATGTGTATAACTATAGAGAAGGAATTAGTTCAGCTTGGAATGGATGAGGTGGTGAAGAAACGTACTGCACCTGACTTTAATATTGGATTCTATGAGGCACCCGGATAATGAAAAGAAGAGAATTTCTAAAGGTTTCTGCCGCTACGAGTTTAGCCGCCGTAGCGGGTTTACAGTCTGAATGTGTCTCCAAAGAGGTAGAAAAGCCTCTCTTCGATTACGGAGAGATTTATTGCTCTCCAGAAGTAATGGAGGACATAAAGAAATGGGGTGTAGACAAGGTAGATGAGCAAACTAAAAAAGAAATATTAGCAGAAGAGCCACAAGCAAAAGATCTAAATGAGAACAGATACTACAATCCTCACTGGAATGTAAACGGTAGTTGGGGCAAGGCCAATAGCAGATCTGTATTAATATCACATCTTAGCGGACCTAATCATGGATTCAAGCTATCCAGATTAAATCAATTATCTACAGACGAATTACAAAAATTACACGATGACGACCATGATAGTCGTAGAAGGTGGAGAAGATGAAAAGACGAGATTTTATTAAACTAGGAGTGGGAACATATGCGTTGGGAAACGTTACAGCATCTATCGCAGATGATAGGTCAAAAGACGATCCTGCTGTTTTGTTTCTTTTTCTTAATGGTGGTGCTAGTCACATTGAAACTTTTAACCCTATTCCTCTGGCTCCTGCGGATCGAAGGTCTACTACGGGTTCTATAAAGACAAATGTAACTGGTGTAGAAATTGGCGGTCTGTTTAAAGAACTAGCAAAACGAACAGATAAGATCGTAATTCCTAGAGCATTTGGTCACAGAGATCAAAACCATGCATCTTCCGTACACTGGGTAGTGACTGGTGAGGCCAATTTTGGTGCTGGCACAAGCTCCAAGTGGCCTAGTCATGGCAGTATGATGAGCGTACACCACGGTGTCAATACTGCTGATGGATTGCCCACATATATCAAGATTGGTGGATTCCAGCACGACGATGCAGCTTGGTTGGGCGGTAAGTATATGGGATTCGATGCCACCAGAGAGGGGCGTAAAGACCTACAGCTTCTTGGTAACAGCGACCGTTTCAAAATGAGACTGAGGGTTTTAGACACTGTTGATCGAGGATTCAAGGCTAGAAACCAGCAGATAGCAAAAGACTGGCAGGATCTTAAAAACCAATCAGTAGATATTATTCTTGGTAATGCTTCCAAGGCTTTTAGGGTTGAGGAAGACAGAGATTATGACAACTTCAAGGGCGATTCTCTTGGGACTGATGCACTCACTGCGATTAGACTGTTAGAAGCTGGCTCTAAGTTTGTGACACTCAGCTATGGCGGCTGGGATATGCACAACAATATTGTTGGCGGATTACAGAATAGACAGACCGTCCTTGACACATACCTTGCTAAGATTATGGACACTCTAGAACAAAGGGGAATGTATGAGCGTGTTATGCTTGTTGTTACTTCTGAATTTGGTCGTACTCCAAAGGTTAACCAAAATGCAGGTCGCGACCATTTCGGAAAACTCGCACCGCTAATGATTAGCTGCGGAAGCTATGAAATGGGACGAACTGTCGGCACTACCAATGCAAATGCCGACGATTTCGACCAAGGCAGAACAACGCCAGAAGACTTGGCTTGGACTATTTTTGACCACTTAAACATGCCTAAAAATACAAGGTATACCGCAACGGATGGTAGACCACACAATATCGTTAAAGAAGACTCTAAAAACATCTTGAAGGAGATTGTATAATGCCTTTACCAGAAAAGCGTGACGGTGAAAAGCCGGGACAGTTTATTGCTCGTTGTATGAGCGATCCTAAAATCAACGAAGAATATCCAGATCAGAAGCAGCGTACAGCAGTATGTATGAGCAAAGCCTGTGAAGGCATGTCTTATATCGAAGCTGCTGACTTTCAGATAAACTTTGAAGAATATGGATTTACAGAAGAGCTTACAGAAGATAACTGGTACTGCCCTGCGGAAGCAGAGTACGAAACGGATATTGACTGGAATGAGCCTACAGAAGAGTGGGACATTTCAGAAGCCAAGCCCGGACTCTGGGAAAATATTCGCAAAAAGAAAGAACGTGAAGGTAAGAACTATAAGCCAGCAAAGAAGGGTGACAAAGATCGACCTGATCCAGAGGCTTGGAAGAAAGCACAATCGTTATGGAAGCAAACTATTGCTGAATACGATGAAGGTCAAATGCAGCGTGAACAACTAATGAAGATGCACCATCAGCTTATGGAGATTGAAGAAAAGCTAGAAGGTGTTAAGTTTGAAGATTGGACTAAAGACATGATCTCTAAGTCTGAAATTTATATTCAAAATATTTATGATTTTGTAGAGGCTAGGAAGCCAGAAGAATCATATGCTGGATATAAGTATGAAGACCCTAAGACTGGAGAAGTGTACGAATATCAGCGTAAGGGTATCTATCGTAAGAATGGTCGCACTCTTGTTCCTGCTCGTGCTGCGGAATACCAAGGTCGCAAAGTTCAGCTTGGCAAACCTTTCCGTACTCCGAAAGGACCAAAGAAGTTTAGCGTTTATGTGAAGAACCCCAAAGGCAACGTTGTCAAGGTCAACTTTGGCGATCCTAACATGAAGATCAAGAAGTCTGATCCCGCTCGTCGCAAATCGTTCCGAGCTAGACACAACTGCGATAATCCGGGTCCACGCCACAAGGCGAGATACTGGAGTTGCCGTAAATGGTAAGGTACACAAGGAACTTTACAGATCATTCATCAAAGGATTTTATCAAAGTATTTCCAAAGCTGTTTGAGAAAAGGGAGCACCCTATCAACTTCCTAGAAATTGGATGCTTTGAAGGTAGAACATCTAGGTGGATCATAGAGAATATGTTAACCCATCCTGACGACACACTTGTTTGTGTCGATTGGTGGAAAGATCAAAAACTCTATGATCTTTTCCTAGAAAACATGAGTGGTCTTGAAAGTAAATTTCTTTCGTTTAGAGGAAAATCAGAAGATATTCTTCCAACCTTAGAAAGCAATTCCTTTCATGGTATCTATGTGGATGGTAGTCATGAAGCGGTAGATGTAATGAGTGACGCCATCCAATCATTCAGGCTTATTAAAAGGGGTTGTGTAATTTTGTTTGACGATTACCTATGGGAGAATAATAATAGTGGCCGAAGGCACAAGATGCCAAAAGTGGCAATTGATTGTTTTGTTGAAATGACTAAAGGGTGGGCTACAGAAGTTGTTTTTAAAAATTATAGGCTTGCAGTGAGGAAAAATGAAAGATAAGGATTTTTCTAAATGTCAATGTCCACAGGCGGGATGGTGCGATCTTCTTAAAAAAGAAATGACCGCCACCCCTCCTAATTGGCAGTGGTGTCAAAGACTGACAGAAGAAGAAAGAAAAAAATATCACGACAAGGTTAACGGAAAAGTGAGAACTATACGTAAAGCTATAAAAGCAGGTTCAGTAGACGTTGTAAACTTTGTTGATGATATTCCTACCCCAAAAAGCGATTACGCAGTTTGTGTAATTCCAGCAAATGACTCAGCAATGAATCTCTTGGAAGCTACACGTAGTAATATTCAAAACTATGCAAAAAAATGCAATGCCGATTACGTTGAATTGATAGGAGATCAAATACCAGAGTTTCCCATATCAAATAAATTTAGATTACAACAAGTCACTCAAAGATATAAGAAGACACTCTTCGTTGATTGTGACATTGTAATAAAAGAGTCTGCACCCGATATATTCAAAATAACGCCAAATAATAAGATTTCTGCTTTTGATGAATTTGAAGTCTATCTAAAAAACCATAGGGGTGTTTACTGGATCAATGAAACCATGCATTTGATCTCTAAGAAACTTGGGGTTTCATATAGAAAAAACACAATGCTAAACAGTGGGTTTATGGTTATCCCCAAATCTTGCTCTCATTATTATTCTCAGCCTGAGATTCCCTACCCACGCCATTGGTGCTTTGACCAAATGTGGTTGACACTAAACACTCCCGCAAAAAAAATTAATAAATTGGGCAGAGAATGGAATAATGTTTTTGATGGGGCAGATTTTTGGAAACGATTTGAAGAAAGTTATGTTACACATTTTAACAATATGCAGGATGAGGAATCATTTCATCCAGAGTCTAGAAAAACTGCACTGTCTTCACTTTCAAAAAACACAGATATTACAGAGTTTGAATTAAAGACTAGATCAATTCAAAAAGTAGAAGAGTATGATCTTCCAGAAAACATGGACGAAGTAGAAATTGTATCTGTTCATTTCAATCCTACTAAGTCCGACAGTCTAAGAAGAACAAACGATTTATTTTTAAAGGGATTAAAGAATGTCGCCCCGTTCATCAAGTGTTATGAAATTTTATTTGACGATCAGGAGCAAGAAATAGAAGGCTCAATAATCATCAGAGGCTCCCTAGAAAAAAATTGTTTGTGGCAAAAAGAAGCATTACTTAATGTTGCAATAAATAGCGTTGGCGAATCAAAAAAATATTTTATTTGGCTAGACCATGATATAATGTTTCTGAAAAAGGATTGGCTCAAGGAAGCTATAAATAAACTTAGTTCAGGATTTGATTTCTGCCAATTATTTTCAGAACTTGGTTGGGCCGATAAAACTGGAGACGTGCATCTTTCTAAAGTCGGAAGACTTGCGAAATTGAGAGATTGCGAGAGGTATGATGAATGGGATAATGAGGACATTCACTTCAATGCTCATGGGAACCCCGGACTTTGTTGGGCCGCTAGGGTTGACTCTCTAAAAAGAATGGGAGACAATCCATTTCCAAACGCTGTTGTTGGCAGTGGAGACGAATACTTTTGCATGGGCGTAACCAGAACAACAAAAGAAGGTATGAGTATGATGAGTGGACTCATGAGGAATCTTATAGCGAATGCTTACCTCAGAGAAAACAAACTCAAATCGTTGGAAGGTGTAACCCAGCTTCAAAAATATATAGATTTCATGACTGAAAAAGTAAATGATATGTCTAAGTATTTGTTTAATTCGACGGTTATTGATGGGGCAGTTTACCATTTCTGGCATGGTGACAACAAAAACAGGCAATATGGATCAAGACACAGCATCATACAAAAGTGTGATTTAAACTTATACGAGGATGTTTTCATAAACGAAGATGGTATCTTTGAGTTGGTAGAGAATAAATATGAAGCATCAAAAAGATTTTATAAGTTTTTCCTAGATAGAAAAGAGGATTAGTAATGAAGATCAGTGCGTATGTTTTAAATACAATGCCAAAGACGTATCAGTGGCACTTAGACTCTTTGTCTGGTCAGTATAGGTACTTTGCCAAAGAGGGAATAAAACTCAATGTATTAGATGATAAAAATTACCGAGTGAAAGCCCTGATTGACTGCTGTGATTACAAAATGCCCAAACACACTTTGAACCCAATGTTAAGAAAAATCATTAGATTTTATGACTTCTTAGATTCTGGTGATGATTACGGAGTGATGATTGATTTGGACACGATGATTATAGAGGGGAAATCTTCTAAGAACATCAGAGAATTTTGCGATGGAAATATTTACATAAATCACAACACGCTAGAATATGAAAATAGGAAAAAATGGATGGCACTACCTTGGGTTCAGCAACCTTGGAGCGAAAGAACAAGACTCTGTATCCATCAAACATTTACTGATTTTGTAAAAACCGATTACCCAAAAGACTACTTCTTCAATACCGGTTTCTCTTTTCTCTCCAGAGAATTTTGTGAATTTGTCGTACAAAGGTTAGAAGATTTAGGAGTATCTCCTGTAACCAAGTCTGGAATAAAAAATTTAATTAACTTAAATAAGGATACACTGCCGAGATTTGAAATGATGGGGTGGGAAAATGCACACTTCACAATTCATGATGAACACCTGCTAGAGCTTGCTATTAACACGGTGCCAAATACTCATGAAATATATAAGAAAATAAAAAGGTCGGATAAAGAGCTATGTTGTGAGTCCTATCAAATAAGGAGAAATAATGATCCACGCGATCTGAATTTCGGCACACTGTCAAAATTTACAAAGCACACATTTTTTCACTTTATAGCATGTAAGGATGATTCAGTTATGGACAATATATTTAGGATAAATCAATGAAAACAGAGATGTATACAAGTAGATCAGATATGTATTTATATCATGTTCCCAATGGGGAATAGGAATAGAACTTGGTGTTGCTAGGGGTGAAAATGCAACAGATCTTTTGCAAAACACTATACCTAGAAGGTTATGGGATATAGGAGTTTTAGCTCCAGTTATCGAGTCTATCCAACGTGGAGAAATGGAACTAGAGGCAATATCGGTAGAAACATTTCCATCTTTCTTATGTAGGAATAAAAAATGATTTTGTACACAGGTGGCACATACGATTTATTTCATTATGGTCATGTTAATTTCTTGCAACACTGTGCAAAAATATCAGACGAGGTTGTGGTGTCGCTAAACACAGACGAGTTTGTTTCTGAGTTTAAGCGTCCACCAATCATGTCTTATAGTGAGCGAGAACGTAGTTTACTTGGTTGTCAGTATGTAGATAGAGTAATACCTAACGTCGGAGGCTCTGACAGTAAGCCCGCCATTTTATCAGTGAACCCAGATATTATAGCGATTGGTGACGACTGGGCGAGGAAAAATTACATGGATCAAATGCAATTTACTCAAGAGTGGTTGACAGAAAATGAAATACTTTTAGTGTACCTTCCCTACACCAAAGAGATATCAACCACAGAAATTTTGAAAAGAATTGAAAAAAGACTTGCAAAATAGCCTTTCGTAGACTATAATAGGGTGAAGGACGATTGAATGGCAAATATTGAAAGGAAAAACTATGAAGTGGTTCCCGCTACTGAACTACACCCACTATTCGCTACAATACGGCTTTTCCAAGCCAAATGAGCTTGCTAAGAAATGCAAGCAGAATTCTTACCCTGCATGTGGCATCGCTGATTACAAAACAATCAGTGGTGCTGTATCTTTCTACAAAGCCTGCATCGACAATGATATCAAACCTATCATTGGTTGTTCTTTCGATGGCTTTGCTCTCTTTGCCAAAAACCATGCAGGATGGCTGAACCTCATCGAGATTGTTTCTACAATTGATGCAGATGGTAATGAGGATCGAGGCACTATGGTTCGCCTAGCACGACAGGGCAACCTTATTTGCGTTGCCAAGTCTGAGGCTCTGTCTCCCGTCACAGGTGATGACTTCTACATATGGTCTGACTCTTTTGCTAAGAGTAATTATACAAACAAAGACCAAGCAGAGTTGCACAGGATTGTACTTTGCGGTAAGCTAAAAACCACACTAAACAAAGTAAGAAAGAACGGACTATCAGAAACAGATAGTCAGTATGGTGTATTCTTTGAGTCAGACGATTTCTACATTAAAGATAAACTAGAGTCATCCAAGTTAGTTGTAGACGACCCACGCATGGAAGACTTTGAGGAAATATTTAATAAGTGTGAGAATTACAATATCCTGAGCAAGCCAATGTTGCCAGTCTTTGAGACTCCGAACGGACAGTCAGAGAAGGATTACTTGCGGGAACTGGCAAGAGATGGCTGGAAAAAACTTCTTGGTGATAAAGTCACCGGCCAAGAGGAACGTCAGGTATACGGTGACCGTTTTAGAAAAGAGTTTTCCGTTATTGAAAAAGCAAATCTGTTTGGGTATTTCCTCATCGTTTGGGACATTTTAAATTGGTGTCGCGAACAAGGATGGATGGTTGGACCCGGACGAGGTTCTGCTGCTGGATGCCTTATCTCTTATCTAATTGGTATCACACAGATTGACCCTATCGAGTTTGATCTGCTGTTCGAGCGATTCTACAACGAGGGTCGTAATACCGATGACCATATATCTTTACCCGATATTGACATGGACGTTCCCGGAAATAAGCGTGATGAAATTGTAGCCAGACTAAAAGAAACATACGGTGCTGACAACGTTAGTCAGATGCTCACATTTGGTAGACTGCAAGGGCGAAGTGCGATGAAAGAGGTTCTTCGCGTGAATGACGCTTGCGGCTTCGCAGAAATGAACGAGATCACAAAATACATTCCAGACGAAGCTGCCATCTCTGACCAGCTAAGTGCTATGGATGAAGAAGATCGCTCTATCATCCGCTGGACACTACAGAATCGTGCAGACGACCTCATGGACTACTGTCATCTCGATGATGAGGGTAGGTTGCAGGGAGACTTTGCAGAATACTTCCAGCAGGCTATTGATATTGAAGGAACGTTTAAGACACAGGGAAAACACGCTGCTGGCGTTGTTATCTCTGCCGAACCACTATACAAAGTTTGCCCTATGGTAAACCAAAAGAGTGGCGGCGAGAAGATTGCGGGATTGGAAATGAACGATCTAGAAGCACTAGGTCACGTTAAGTTTGACCTTCTTGGCTTAAATCTCTTGGATAAATTGATGTATATTGAGGAATTACTAGAAAAATCATCGCAATAGTATGCAAACTTTAACCTTTTAAAAGACAAATACAGAAAACTTTTTAAATCTAGAGAGGAAATAATTATGAATAAAGACCTCATTTTTTTCGACTTTGAGACTGGTGGACGTAATCCCCACAAGTGTCAACCTACACAGATTGCTGCTATCGCACTTGACGGTAGGAACTTTAGACTCAAGGGACAATTCAATAGTCTCATGCGTCCTATTATCGACGACGAGAAAGCAATCAAAGCTGGCGTTGACCCGCTAGAAGAAGGTGCTTTAAAGGTCACTGGTCAGACCAGAGAGAAACTTGCCAAGGCACCACTTCCAAAAGGTGTATGGAAGAAGTTCTGTGCGTTTGTGGATAAATATAACTGGAAAGGTACATCATTCTTTGCACCCATTCCATGTGGATTTAATATCCTTGGTTATGATATGCACATCGTAAATAGATTGTGTAAAGAATACGGCCCATACGATGATAAACGTCAGTGCCAGAAACTCTTTCATCAGATTTATAAAATTGACGTAATGGACGATGTGTGGCTGTGGACAGAGGGAGACCCAAATGTTAAGTCTATTAGTATGGATAGCTTGCGAGAAAGAATGGGACTGTCCAGTGAAAACGCTCACGACGCTCTCCAAGACGTTAAGGATACAGCCAATATCTTCATCAAGTTGCAAAAGTCTCGTCGAGTAGTCTACCGGAACATGAAGTTTGAAAAGGCGTTTGCAGATGGCAACCTCTTTATCAACTAAGGTCTGCACCAAGTGCGACCAAGAAAAACCACTGCACGATCTAATCTAGGAGCGAAGATGAAAACTTTATTAACCGTCGTTTTCTGTGTAATCAGTTGTGCCTCTTGCTATGCTCAAGAGATCAGCTTGGGTTACACCAAAGAGTCGTTGTTCCCCGTATACCAAATCGGCGGGTACAAAGTATTCCCTGTGGGATACAATCCGTCAGCGCCGGGAACAGACCCTCATGGAACCCCAGCAAACCACTTTCCGTGGTTGCATCCGGGGGGATCGCCCGATGGGGCGGATGAGTCACAGTTCTGGTCTGTCAAGGAACTGAAACTCCCTTCACCAATCGTCGTCCGTAGGTCAGTTATGGAGACACCAGATTGGTATACTGCAATGAGTGACAGAGGATATTCTTGGACCTATCCAGTCGGAACGGTGGCAACACTAAAGTTCTTCGACAAAGAATTAGGTGAGTTCTCGCACCACATTTCAACGAAGGTCAGAGAAGGAAATGGGATTGATTGTTGGGAAGGTGAAGAAATCCTCTTGACAAAGAGGGTGCCCGTATGGTATAATTCACCTGACAACTGCACTGATTGCCATCAAGATGTTGGGCGACACGCCCGATCACTTGAGCCGAAGCGACACAACTACTACTTTTGGAACCGTGGTAGCGATGGTCGTTTCAGTTGGCACCCATTCAAAGACACAGATCGCACCCAAAGGGTAGGTCAGCGTGTCGAAATTCGAGATAGCAGGGAAATCATTTTTCGCAAGTAGGAAAGCATGAGAAACATTGATCTGAATGATAGGAAAACGTGGCAGCTTTACAAGGAAGGGTTGACCAAAGGACTATTTCAGCTTGAGAGTAACCTTGGTCGTGCATGGTCCAAAAGAGTTGCACCGGAAAACCTTGAAGAACTAGCGGCATTGATCGCTATCATCAGGCCCGGAACGTTGAAAGCGGTTAGCGAGGGCAAGTCTATGACTCAGCACTTCGTAGACCGTAAACATAAAAGAGAAGATGTTGTATACCTCGATCCTAGTCTAGAAGAAATTCTAAAGACTACACATGGTGTACTCGTGTACCAAGAGCAAGCTATGCTCATCGCAGTCAAAGCTGCGGGGTTCAATGAGATGGAGGCAGACAATCTTCGTAAAGCTATTGGTAAAAAGAAAGCGTCTCTCATGGCTGAGATTCGTGGACAATTCATCGAGGGCTGTGAAAAGGTTGGACTTGTAGATCAAGACACTGCAAACCAGATTTTTGACTGGATTGAAAAGTCGTCTCGTTATTCGTTCAACAAGTCTCACGCCGTTGCCTACGCACTCGATTCGTACTGGTCTGCGTACTACAAGGCGAACTACACAAAAGAGTTCTTCTTGTCCTACCTATACTATGCGAATGAAAAGCAAGATCCTCATCAGGAAATCTATGAGCTAGTAAACGAAGCTAAACTATTCAATATACTAGTAAAGACTCCTAAACTAAGTAGGTTCTCTGAGAAGTTTGCCATCTTTGGTGATGACATTCAGTTTGGAGTTCGTGACGTTAAAGGTCTCACAGGTGTAACTGGCGAGAAGGTCTTGAAGGCTATTGGTGATGCTACAGAAGAATTGGGCAAACATCCCGACGAGTTTACTTGGATGGATGTACTTATTTACATCGCCCCCAAGATTACATCTACGGCTTTCAAGGCACTTGCTGGCATTGGATTCTTTTCCACAAAGAAAACTGGTGTCACCAGAAATCAAGCCCTGTACGAATATCTCATCTGGCGTGAACTAACAAAGGCAGAAGTTAAATGGGTAACAGAGAATTACCCTAAAAAGAAGTGGTCAAAACTACAGGATTGTTTCAAAGATCTGTCTCCTACCAAGAAGATGGGCGGTGGTTGCAGTAATGCCAATCGTAGTCAGATTGTGTACGGTGAGATTGAGATGCTAAAAAATCCACCATACGATATGTCTGATGAGCCGCAGTGGGTTATCGCAGAAGAAGTCAAACTCTTGGGTTGCCCAGTGTCGTATCAGTATACAGATGCTATCGACGCATCAATCGCCAATACTACATGTCAAGAAGTAGCCAACGGTAAGTTTGGTAAGGATATTTGCATTGTAGCGAATGTCCAACGTGTAGCTAATCATAAGATCAACAAGAAGGATAGCAAGCAAAAGGGCCGGATCATGTCGTTCCTGACAATCGAAGATGCCACTTGCTCTCTAGACAATGTTATCGTTTTCCCGGACGCAAGAGACAAGTACCAGTTCGTTTTGTATGAAGGTGCCAACCTTATGCTCTGCGGTGAGATTGAAAAAGATAATTCGTTTATTGTTGAGAAAATTCACGAAATCTAGTTGTAAAAAACCGACTAGTGGACTATAATAAGGAGTACACATGAACCATTGTATTTTTTCGGGGTATCTATTGTTTGATCCAGCCGAAGGGTTAGAATCTGGCACAAAAGATGTTTACACCCCATCCGTTTGCACATTTAAGCTGGTGACATACGAGTACACAAGAAACAAGCGTGGTGATAAGAAGCGTTATCCAACGACTGTAACCTTTCAAGCCTTTGATACTGGTGCAGATACCATCGCTAAACTAGGAAAGAAGGGAATGAAAATGACCGTACACGCTTCTGCCAGAAACGGTGTCATGAAAACCGACTCTCGTGACGATATTATTTTTAGAGTTAATCAATTCGACTTTGGATGTTTGGACAAGGAATAAAATGAGAAAGAAACGAATTCTGTTCTGTAGCGAAGCTACTTTCCTGAACACTGGATACGCGACCTATACTCGTGAAATTTTGAATTACTTGCACTCTACTGGAAAGTATGAGCTTGCAGAAATGGCAGCTTACGGTCAACGAAATGACCCAAGGGCAGCAAATATTCCTTGGAAGTTTTACGGTGTTCAGCCAAACACAGACTGCGAACCAAAAGCCAGTCAGGAAGAACTTCAGGCATTTGGGGCATCTGCTACAAATCAATTTGGAGAATGGATCTTTGAGCATGTTTGCTTGGATTTCTTGCCTGACATCGTATGCGATATTCGAGACTTTTGGATGCTAGACTTTGCAGAGAGAAGTCCTTTTAGACCCTATTTCGATTGGGTAATCATGCCAACGGTCGATGCTAGACCACAAGCACGACAGTGGATTTCAACATATGCTGGTGCTGATGCTTGTCTAACATACTCTGATTGGGCCGGAACTGTACTTGCAGATCAGTCTGGTGGTAAGATCAAGTATCATGGATCTTCACCACCTTCTGCCCATCCAGCATATCACCCCATTGAGGACAAGAAAGCACACAAGCTATCTATGGGGATTGACCCAGAATATAAAATCATTGGAACTGTTATGCGTAATCAACGACGTAAACTGTATCCAGATTTGTTTGAAGCATTTAGGAAATTCTTAGATAAGTCGGAAAGCAAGAAGTATTATCTTTATTGTCATACTTCTTATCCTGATCTTGGTTGGGATATTCCAGAGTTGATCTTGCAAAACAACCTGTCTTCACATGTCTTGTTTACCTATATCTGTCCTGAGACAAAAAAGCCATTCCCATCATTGTTTAAGGGTGCCGTGGCACAGTCTCCATATACTGGAAAATGGGGCTCTACTCTATCAAACGTAAAGAATGGTGCATCTTACGAGGATCTTTCTCGAATCCAGAACCTCTTTGACCTTTACACTCAATATGCTAACTGTGAAGGTTTTGGATTGCCCTATGTAGAAGCTGCCGCCTGTGGTGTCCCAGTGTGCGGAACTGACTACTCTGCTATGGAGAGTGAGATTCGTAAACTGCAAGGTCATCCTATTAAACCGGCTGCACTTTATAAAGAATTAGAGACTGGTTGTCTTCGTGCTGTTCCAGATAATGATGCAGCAGCGGAATATTTCCGTCACTTCTTTGAAGATAAAACTGATGAGGAACGTGCCGCAGAAGGTGAGCGGACAAGGAAGAACTTTGAAAAGCACTTTCAGTGGCACCTTAGTGGAAACAAGTGGGAGCGAATCTTTGACGCTACTCCTATTAGACCTATTGAGCAAACTTGGGCTTCGCCTCCAAGGATTCTAGACCCCGCAGGTAAGATTCCAAATGACCAACTGGGGAATGTAAGTCCAACTATGCAGGCTCAGTACCTTATCCAAAATGTTCTGAGAGACCCATCAAGGGCAGGAACATTTTTTGAATCTAGAATGATTAGAGACTTAACTTACAAATCGTCTACGGGTTCAACTGGCGGTATGTATTTTAATGAATCTAGTCAGGCATTTGATGGTACAAATCAGAGACAAGGTTTTGATTTTCATGTTGCTTACGATTCTATGGTAGCACAAAGGCACAGAATCAATAGCTGGGAACAAAAACGAATCGAGGTATTGAAAAATAAAGGAGTTATTAAATGAGAACAGTCGTAGTGACAGGATGTGCGGGATTACTGGGTTCGCACTTTAGCCGACATCTTTTAAGTAAAGGTTATAAGGTTATTGGAATTGATGACCTTAGCGGTGGATACTCAGACTATTTACCACAAGCACCTCCAGAGCAATTTGAATTCTGGCCCATCAATCTTTCTGACTCTTGGGCAAGTAAGGCTCTAAATAATATTTTCCATTTTAATGATGTAACGGCTTGTTTCCATTTTGCCGCCTATGCAGCGGAAGGATTGTCGCCCTTTATAAGACACTTCAATTACACAAATAATGTTTTAGCGAGTGTCAATGTTATTAATCAATGTATCGAGCATGATACGAAGATGATCTTTACATCTTCTATGGCTGTATACGGAAATCACTACCCACCATTTGTTGAGGATATGGGGCCAGCACCTATCGACCCTTATGGTATTGCAAAGTATAGCATTGAACAGGATATTAAAGTTGCACATCAGCAACACGGACTACGCTATAGCATTATTCGTCCGCACAATGTTGTTGGCATTTATCAGAATATCTGGGACAAGTACCGCAACGTTGCAGGCATTTTTATTCGTCGCGTCCTCGCTGGTGAACCAATGCTCATCTACGGAGATGGCGAACAGACTCGTGCGTTTTCTGACATCAAGTATTACATGAAACCTTTTGAGCAACTTATCGACGGACACGATAATGAACTTTTCAACATTGGTGCAGACAAGGCATATACCATCAACGAGCTTGCAAACACAGTTCAGCGTGTAGCTTGGAAGAATGGTTTTGAAGCAGAAAAGAAGCATGTAGAAGGTCGTCACGAAGCAAAACACGCCTTTTGTGACCACGCCAAAGCAAAAGAAATGCTGAACTTTAGCGACGACACCAATCTAGAAGAAACTGTTGATACAATGTTCAAGTGGGCTATGCAGCAACCAGAGCGAGAGCAAAAGAGAATGGAATACGAAGTCGAGAAGGGAATTTATGACTACTGGAAATAAATTGCAATTGCCAGATGTAGCTGTATTTACCTTTTGTTGGGGAACAGAGCATGTAGAGAAATCTCTCAGAGCCATGCTGATTGCGATGGATCAGGTAGACTTTAAACGTAGCGTCCTGATTACAGATAGCAGTAAAACAGATTTGTCGTTATTCGGTCAAGCTATTGACAGACACAAGATCGAAGTATGTGATATGAGTGTCGATCTCAATGACAACATGTCGAATGATGATAAGAATCGAGTAGGTTTTAATCAATCTTTTATTCAACAGACAAATAAGTACATTTTTGACGATTTCTGTTTGAATGTTCAGCATGATTCGACTATAATAGATATAGAAAAGTGGGACAACCGCTTTATGGACTATGACTATATCGGTGCTCCTTGGCCGATGCACATCATTCAAGCGAGCGATATGGTTGCTGGACGCATAGAAGAAATCCCGAACGTTGTTGGCAACGGAGGGTTTTCTTTGAGAACACGAGCATTTGTAGAGGAATCAGCAAAACTAGGATGGGAACACAAAAACGAAGACCTCAATATTTGTGTTTTCAATTATGACACTATGACCTCCGCAGGAATTAAGTTTGCACCACCAGAACTAGCAGCACAATTTTCTAAAGAACACCCAACACCATATGGTGGATTCAATAGAGACTTACTGTTTACTTACAATTCATTTGGTTTTCACGGTGAGTTTAATTCGGCGGGTATGGAATTCATTCAAGACTACGATTTAAAAGGAATGGTATGAAAGTTTTATACATTGGGTATTACAAAGAACATAGCGACTGGGGTAGAACTGCTAGGAACAATATTCTAGCCCTAGATTCTGCTGGTGTAGATGTAGCATGTCGGTCAGTTGTATTTGGCGTCGATCATACTCCAGAGGAAATGAGAAGATTTGAAGAAAAAGACATTGAAGATTGTGATGTGTGTATACAGCATGTATTCCCAGACCATATGCTTCCATCGTCTAAATTTAAGAAAAACATCGCTATTTTAGCAAATGAATTTGTTGAAGCTAAACACTCTACTATTATAGAAAAGCTAGATCGTTTCGATCAGGTTTGGGTTCCAAGTACATGGGCTGAAATTGCTTTTAAAAATACGCCTATCGAAGATAAGATCAAGCGAGTCCCATACGCATTTAATAAAGATAACTACAAAGCCACTACTAGTCCAGTAAATGGGGGAATTGAAACAAGAGATAAGTTCAAATTCTATACTATTATCAATAATAAGGGCGATGGAGTAGAAAGAGTATTGCGATGTTTCCATTCTGAGTTTGATGACACAGATAACGTTGTACTCTTGTTAGGTGTGGATGAATCGTGTAACAAGCAACTTATCGACCAGAAGATTGAAAAGGTAAAAACAGACTTAGGACTCAAGCCACAAGCATCCGATTACAGGAAAGACGTATTCGTTCCAAGAATAAGCGGGTCTCATGAGCCACTTCATGTTTTTGCAGATTGTTATGTTAGCTGTGGAACTCAAAGAACTTTGAACCTAGAAGAGTTTGATGCCTTCGCCTTTGGCAACACACCAATTATACCAAATGCAACAGACGCAGAGGCATACTTTGATGACTATGAATGCGTTGTATCATCTATCTATCAAACAAATACAAACCGATCAAAAATGTGGCCGGATTTGAACAATGGTAAGGACTACATTATCATACCTTGTGAAAAAGAAATGAAAGAGACGATGAGAAAATTGTACAGTGCTTGGTCAGAAAACCCAGTAATTTATAGTGTAAATAGAAAAAGAGAAGCATTTGAACGATTGGAAGTAATGTCGCTAGAAAGTGTAGGAAATTATATGAAGGAGAATCTAAATGCTTAAAGTTCACTCTTTGATTCAAAAAATGCAAAGGCCAAAAGACAAGCCTTATAACATCTTAACATTCAATACTCATGAGCGTTACCAGACTCAAGTCGCAAAGACTGGTCATAATTTTTACGCATTTAATTTTGATGGCGGGAAAGATTGGTTTACTGAACATGCACCCATGCCAAGTAATTACTATCAACTTCCCAAAAATTCTGTTTTTCCGGGTGTAACCTTTGACTTTATTTTTGTCAATAGTAAATTCGGACAATATCAAATTGCTTCACAAATTAACTCTTCTTTACAGTTGCCAGTATTGTGCTTGGAGCATACGTTGCCACATCTTAACTGGCCTGCGGAGCGTCTTCGGCAATTTCAGCAAATGCGTGGTGATATCAATATATTTATCACGGAATATTCTAAAAGTAAATGGGGTATTCCCGGTGAAGTGATTTACCACTCTATTGATGCAGAGTTATTTAAACCGTCTGATGTTGAACGTAAACCTCAAGTCCTAACCGTTGCTCACGACTTTATCAATCGTGACTATGCTTTAAATTTCAATGGTTGGAATAGGATTACAGATGGAATGAATAGAGTTGTAGTTGGAGAGACAGAAGGATTATCCAAGGCAGCAGCATCGGTGGATGAGTTGGTGAAGCAGTATCAAGAGTCTTTGGTTTATATTAATCCAAGCACTCTCAGTCCTGTGCCTACGTCCATGTTAGAGGCCATGTCATGCGGCTGTGCGGTCGTTTCTACAAATACGTGTGATATTCCAAATATTATTAAACACGGCGAGAACGGCTTCCTGAGCAACGATGAGGGCGAATTGAGAGGCTATATCGAAAAACTATTAGCTGATCCAGAACTAGCAAAGAAAATGGGCGAATCTGCCAGACAAACTATTCTAGAAAAGTTCTCAGAAGATAGGTTTATTAATGAGTGGAACACTATTTTTGACAAAACATATGGAGTAATTAGATGAAACTACAAATTATCAGACCAGAGCAAGACTCGATTGGTGGCTACGAGGTAGCAAAGATTACACAGCCTAACTCGCTTGAGTTGTCCCATGTTGTAGACAACTCTTGTGAATCTATTCTAGCAGCAGATTTAATGGATTCTTTCAGTTCTAATTCTGTGCAGCAGGTCTGTCAGGCGTTAGTATCCAAACTTAGGCTTGGCGGTGAAGTTTCTATTGGTGGAACAGACGTTAGATTTTTCTCTAAATTTCTGGCGAACGGTCTTCTTGATGTAGAGAGTGCGTGTCAAATTATTACCGCTGCATATTCCATGTCTACTTCTGATATGGTTGTAGAGGCACTGAAAAGTCTAGGGTTAGAAATTCTCACTGTGCATATGGATGGACTACACTATGAAGTCAAAGCAGTGAGGAAATAATGGATTGTAGCAAGTGTGTATTTAACATCACGGACGACGGACCACCAATGAGTGGCGGTCCTTACGGTGGTCGTCAAATTGGATGTGAAGTAGGCAGATTACAAAAGTTAATTGATAAGGGCAAAGCGGCCATGCCGCTTCCAGAAACCTCTTATGAATTGACCCAGTTTTGCAATATGTATAGGGAAGAAGAATGTGATGCAGATAAGCAAAGATACAATGTAATGCCTCTGTTTGGAATCGTTGTGTCTATTACGCCTGAAGATACACTTGAGGAACTCACTGAATTCTGTAGACATCTTGACTCCCTCGAATATCCAAAAGAGAAGTTGAAGATCGTGCTGTCAGTACCCTCTGGTCTAAAGTATGCAGAAGGCATACTGCATCTCTTTAATATGTTGAAGGTGAATTTTATCGCAGCAGAACTAGTGCTTCACTTGCATAACGAGGGTAATGTAAAAGACAATGAAACGTTTAAAAAATTGTTAGAAGCTACCTATTTTGTTAAGGTGGGTGTGAAAGACAGGTTTAACCTAGACGTTTTTCAGGTAATAGACGATCTACTTAATGACGAACTGAAACAATTGTGTTTTGTCGAAAATAATTCAATATGCATTGTGCTAAGGAGCGTTATTCAGCAAATATATTACAATTATGAGAGCTATGAAAAAGCTGTGGAGGGCTTGAAAACAATCTCTATGGAGCAGGATAAATATGAAAAAATCTAATCGCTTCATCACAAACGCTAAATCTAATAATTCTGGGGTGCTTAGAGATGAGAAGATAACTGTAATACTTCTAGCTGAAAATTATGGCTACAGGATGAAGTCTTACGGTCCCATCTCTTTGATAGAGTTTGAAGGTAAAACGTTATTAGAAAGACAAGTAGATGCGATTAGGTCTGTTTTTTTAGAGTCCGAAATAATTTTATGTTCAGGTTTTGAAACAAATAAAGTTTACCATTTTGTAAATTCTAAATTCCCAAGCAGTTATAATATTAGAATAGTAGAAAATCAAGTTTATTATCATTCGAATTGTTGTGAGGGTCTGAGATTATGTATGAACAATACGACCAATAACAAGATATTGGTATGTGGTGGCGGTGTAGTGCTGACACCAAGATTCTTGAAAAGTCTTAATCTTAGAAAGCCATCAATATTAACTCAGGCGGGAAAGAAAGAAGATACATTTGAGATAGGAGTTATACCAAACGATTCAAGATTAGAAAATATGTCTCTAGCGATTAAAGACAATGTGTGGACCGAACTTCTGTACTTGACAGGAGAGTCACTCGTAAAATCTTTCTACAACTTAATATCCAAAGCAGAACTTAAAAACAAATTTCTGTTTGAGGCTATAAATTCATGGAAGGGCAGAAGACAACTAAGTATTTTTGAAAACGATTCTGACCCAATATTTAAAATTGACAACATAAAAACTCTCAAAAGGATAAACAATGAAAATTTTGTTCCATAATTACTCAAGTTCAACCTCTACAGAGCCTCTTTACCTTCATAACGCACTGCAAAAGTGCGGAGTGGAGAGCGTTATTTGGGGCGATCCCAATATGAGTGCTTACGATGTTTTTGACACTACAAAGCCGGATGTATTTGTAACGCACTTCAAGACATTCAGTCAAGACATTTTTCAATACATGCAGCAGAATAGTGGCTGCTCTCTGGTGTTGAATGTGACTGGTGCATCTCAGTCGCAAATTGAATCTATCGAGAAAGAATTAGAGAAGGCGGGCATCAAGGTAGCTTTCTTGTTCACGAACAGTTCTGAGAATAAACTAAAAACAAAACTCAAGCTACACAGTCTTTTACCTGCGGCAGACCTGTTTAATCTTCCACCTCAACAAAATGTTAAATCTGTTTTGCCAGAAGCTGTGGTTTCTAATAAATTTGACGAAAATGTTGAGAATTATATTGGTGAAAAGGACGTTTTCAATCTATTATATATTACAGAGGGAGACAAGGACAGCAACTTCGACATAAGGGTAAATGTCAGAAACCTTTCCCAGCTTTACAAGGTGTATGACAAGATGTCTTTAGTTGGGGATAATGACTTGTGTTGCTCTCAGTTGTTCTTTGATATGGTGATGCATTGTAACAATCCAGTTATTAGAAGTTCGGACCAAGAAGTTTTCAATAAATTTTTGGGTAGTGTCTTCCAAGACACAGACCAGTATGAAGACGATTTACTGGGTGAAATTAAAAACCAAATCAAAGATAGGCATACGCCATTTCATAGAGCTTGGAGATTAATGAAATTCTTGGGTGACAAAGATGCGATGTCTAAAATTGACAACGTAAAAAATCAACTACCAACATTGATTAAGGATATGTAATGAAACTATTGGTACAATTTCCAACATACGGAAGAGCGGAGAAGTTCCTCCGTGTGTTGGACCAATACGTCGAGACGGTAAGTCCGCATCATGACGTATTTTTTAACATTAATTGTGATCTGAATGATTTAACTATGACAAGTGCTTATATCCAAGAGAGGATTAAGTTCATCTTGGGCAAGATGCCAAATGTGAGTGGCGTGGTTAATTATGATGAGAACACTAACAAGATCAGTGCAATCAATGACCATATCGACGAGCATGAATTTGATATCGTTATTTGTGCCAGCGACGACATGGTTCCCAAGGCTTGGGGTTGGGACAATGAGATCGCTATTGCTATGCAAGAACACTTTCCAGAACTAGACGGGTGTGTTCATTTTAACGATGGGAACACAGATGGGGAACTTATCACTTTTTCTATTCTTGGTAAAGCATTGTATGACCACTTTGGTTATATTTATCACCCAGACTACAAAAGCCTTTACTGCGATGATGAGTTCACGCAAGAGGTAAGACGTATGGGTAAAGAAAAGTATATCAATAAAGTCATTATCTCTCATGAGCATTGGAGTATTGAAGGTTCTGAGAATCATAATCAAGCAGACATCGCCGTTCAAAAAACTCTGCACTACTCTGGGCGAGATCAGCTTGTATTTAATAGGCGTAAAGAGATGGGTTTCCCTAAACAAAGGATAACAGATGACTAAAATCATATCATTTAGTTTGTGGGGACAAGATCCCAAATATACAATTGGTGCAATTAGAAATGCCGAGTTAGCCCCAGAAATTTATCCAGGTTGGACGTGTAGATTTTATACCGGAGAAGATGTTACGGATGAGATCAAATCTAAATTACTTGATCTCAAATCAGAGGTTATTGAGATGGGTGGGGCAGATTGGAACGGTATGTTCTGGAGATTCTTTGCCGCTGAAAACGCAGACATCATGATCTCAAGGGATACAGACTCTAGACTTGGAGAAAGAGAAAAAGCAGCAGTAGACGAATGGCTTGCTAGTGATAAAGACTTTCATATCATGCGTGATCACCCGTACCACAAAACAGAGATTCTTGGCGGGATGTGGGGTTGTAGGAATGGAATTCTGAAGGATGTTAAAGGTATGATTCAGGATTATGACACCAAGGAGTATCACAACAAATATCAAGTGGACCAAAATTTCTTGAGAGAGGTTGTTTGGCCTTTAGTGTGGGATAAATCGTGTGTGCATGATCCATATTTTAGTACAGGCCATGAATTCCCAACCGCGAGAGAGGACGCCCACGACTTTGTAGGAAACGTTTACGACGAAAATGAGGTGCCACAGTTTTGAATATCTTAATTATACAAGAAAACGGTCATCATGACCTAAACAGAAACTTTAGAGAGTGCTTTTGTCTCAAGCGTGGATTTGAGCATCATGGTGCTGAAGTAGAAATTTGGGGAAAGGGTCACGATGATTTCGATCCAAATCCAGACCAGCGAATGTACGACCAATACTTCAGTCACTTTGATTTGGTGTTCGCGATTGAAAACTGGGACTGGATGCCAGATATGAGCAAGGTAGACACTAAGAAATTTATCTGGGCAATTGACGCACACTGCAAGGGGCCGCGAGTCTACGAACAGTATGGATTTGACAAGGTTCTACATGCTTCCTCAGTATTTGCAGAGAAGGATTGTTGGCTTCCAAATTGCTACGACGACACTATTATTTACCCATTAGAAACAATGTATTACAAGAGCCACGGAATTGGTTTTTGTGGCAATGTTGCAAATAGGAAACCTTACATTGATATGTTGAAGGCTAACTTTCCACGTAAGTTCAGATTTGATGAATTTGTTATTGGGCCTAACATGGTCGAGGCAGTCAATTCCTACTTGGTGCATTGGAATGCTAATATCGGGGTAGATGTCAACTATAGAAATTTCGAGACAATGGGTTGCCATACAATGCTTCTGACCTCTGCACATCCAGCATATGGACCACTTGGAATTAAAGACGGAGTAAACTGTCTTACTTATAGCAATACAATGGAAATGGTTAACAAGGCAAGATACGCCCTTGATAATGATAACTACAGAGATGATATCGCCAGAGCGGGATATAATCTAGTGAAAAAACACCATACTTATAAAAACAGAGCACAAACAATTTTGGAGATGATATGAGAGTAGTTGGGCTTATGCTAGCCTCGAACAATGAGGAAAATGGCCGTTCTTACATGGATATGGTAACTGCCTGTAAAGAAACATGGATCGCAAACAGACACCCTAATGTAGAAGTTATCGCTACTTGGGGTAAAACATACCAACCTTACATTACAGAAAAAGTAAAGGAAGGAGAATGGATACTCACTCAAGAAAATGATCTTCTGATAAATACAGAGGAACAAAGGGAGAATCTACTTATCAAGACAATTAAGGGTATGGAATGTGCCCTATTGAAATACCCAGATTTGGACTATATTTTTAGACCAAACTGCGGTAGCTACGTAAAAACAGATTTGCTGTATGAATTTTTACAGGATAAACCAAGAGAAAAGTATTTCGGAGGTATACTTGGTAAGCACAAGGGTATTCCATTCATCTCTGGTGCATGTATGTTACTCAGTAGAGATGTTGTAGAATTGATAGTAAAAAATCAAGATAAAATCAACTTAGATGGTTGGAAAATGATGGACGATGTAAGTCTCGCCCAGTATCTTTATTCTGTAGGAATTGAGGGTACAGGAGACGGTCACAGGGTTATGGCTTCTAGCGAACAAGAACTAGAAGACTCTTGGGATAGGCATTGTTACCACTATTATTTCTGCCACACAATTAATCCAGAGTTAGTTCGTAAGACACACTTATTGTTTAGAGGATCTGCTAAATGAAGATTGACAGAATCATTACATCAATAAATGATAACCCAGATTATGTCTCTTTTGCACAATTTACGTGTTGGGCATGGCATAAACTAGGTTATAATGTAACGTTGAACATTGTTGGAGACCACACCGTTGACGTAGGAGAGACTGCTGACGTTGTGAACTGGGAAAATCTACCATATGTAGAGAGTAAAAAGCAATCCCAGTTTATTAGGATGTATAATGCAAGCACATATGGCGACGAAGTGTGCATGATTGCAGATATTGATATGGTCCCCTTGAGTGACGCACCTCTTATAGCTTATGGTTGGGTTCCAGAAGATCATCTGGCTCAATTTGGCTATGAGCATCCGGCCTTCCAAAGACATCCAGATATTGGAAAATGGCCCATGCATGGCACTGCTGGAAAGGGCAGTACGTTCAAGGAAATTATTAACCCAAACGATAAGAGTTTGGCATCTTGTGTTTCGGAATGGAACATTTCCATGCCAGACTATCGAGCGAGACCTATGATGAGTGGATATTTTTGCGATGAGTCGCTAATCAAATGTCTTCTAGATCAATGGTCTGGAAAAGATAGCAGGGTAAGCAAGATACGAAGAGAAGAATCTGGAGATTTTAAACAGCACGCAGATGGAGGCTATACTGTTTATGGAAGAATCGACAGAGAGAAATGGAAAACCCTAGAGGGTGAAAACCTACAAGACTATTTTGAAATTCATGGACCAAGACCCTTTACGGAAGAATGGTACGGTCCGGTTACTAAGCATTTAGAGGAGACTACGAAATGAGTTGGGAAGGTCATAGTCACAAAAAAGTCCTAGAGGCAATAATGAAATGCTGTGATATTAAGAGCGTATTTGAATTCGGTAGTGGGCTAGGTAGTACGCCTATATTTCTTGAGAGGTCTAGTGAAGTTCATAGTGTAGAAATGCAAAGCGAGGAATGGTTTCAAACAGTCCAAAAAGAACTAGGTCATAATGAGCATTTTAAATATGAAATTAAGATGGGGCCAATTGATGCTATCGTTTATTTTTCTAATCTAGGAAAGAGATACGATTTAGTTTTTGTTGATGGTCATGGATCAAGTAGGCCAGAATGTATAAATGAGGCGTTTAAGTTTACGAATATTGTTGTAACCCACGATACAGAAACACCAAGCTATGGTTGGTCGAGAATTGTAAAACCCGAAGGTTGGACTAGATTAGATTATATGCTTGAATCTCCTTGGACAACAATATTTTTCAATGAATCATTAGATGTGACTGAATTGATAAAGGAATTGAATATATGAAAATTTTGTTAACAGGTGGATCAGGATTTCTAGGAAAGAATATCGTAGGGTATTTCAATGTAGTGAATATCTGTGACGGTTCTTTGTGGAACTCACTTAGTGATGGTCCGGGCGGCACTGTATTAGAAGACAAATCTGAACTAAGCTACAATGTAATACCTATCAGTAGCAAGGTCTACGACCTTAGAGACAGCTATGCTTGTAAGAAAGCATTAGAATATTATACCCCCGACGTTGTTGTTCATGCTGCTGGTAGCGTGGGCGGTATCCTAGCCAACCGCGAGAACCCCGGCAAGTTTATGTACGACAATCTTGCTATGGGTATGAACATGATGGAGCGTACTCGACAATACCGAGATAAAACTCAGAAAGATGTAAAGTTTATCATGTTGGGTACAGTTTGTGCATATCCAAAGCACACACCGACACCATTCTTGGAAAGCTACCTATGGGAAGGTTATCCAGAGGAAACTAACGCACCTTATGGTATCGCTAAGAAGACTTTGATGAAGATGGGCGAGACTTATCATGAACAATATGGGATGAATATTGTTAATCTCATTCCTGTAAACATGTACGGCCCATACGATCATTTTAATCTCACAAGTAGCCATGTAATACCTGCCCTTATTTTGAAGTTTTATAACGCCATTAAAAACGGTGAACAAGAAGTAAATGTATGGGGCACAGGTAAAGCATCGCGAGAGTTTTTGTATGCTGGCGATTGTGCCAAAGCAATCCATTGTGCTATTCACAAAGATGTAGGGCCAGAGCCAATCAACATTGGAACTGGCAAAGAGATCACAATTCATGACCTAGTGGTTGAGATTGCAGAACAGATGGGTTATGAAGGGATGATTAAGTGGGAAACAGACAAACCTGATGGGCAACCTCGTCGTTGTCTAAACACCCATCAGGCTACTGAGAAGTTGAACTTTAGAGCTTCTACAGATTTACAAACTGGACTTAAACATACTATCGAATGGTTTTTAGAGGAGAACAAATAATGAATTTAGGATTTTTCGTACCTACTAGTGCTGGCACCCCACAAAATACAAAGATTTACAATTTTCTAAACAATTCAGTGGAAGACCTCACCTCTGCTTCTGTATTTTTCAACGACACTGGGTTTAATCCAGTAGCTCCTAGATTTGGAATGTTTGACTCTGCTGATATGTGGAGCTTTAGTGGCAACCTAATTTGTACCACAATAGATAACTTAAGAAGGGCAGTGTCAACTGTCAATAATATTAAACTTGCATATCTCTTTAGTTCCAGTGAAGATATAGAAAGAAACTTGTTTGACTTTGTTGGTATAGCACAGACATACAAGGTACTCGTAGATAACCTAGTAGACTATAACACGTTTTATAGACTAACAGGGCACAAGCCGGTTCTCGTAGAGGATTGGTCAGTCGATAAATTAAAGGAGATTTTTAATGGCTAGTTTTGACGATAAAGTTATTGACTTGTATAATGAGCAAAATAAAAGTACGTATGAGATTGCGAAACAACTGGACACTTACCCAAATAAGATTAGGCGAACACTAATTAAGCATGGGTATGAGTTGAAGGATAAAAGTGCGGCACAAAAAGCTGCACTAAAATCTGGTCGCAGTTCTCATCCTACTGCCGGTAAAAAAAGAACTGACGCTGAAAAGATCGCAATTAGTCAGAGTCTTGTAAACTACTGGGAGGAAATGAGCGACAAAGAGAAAGCTCGAAGAGTCAAGCAGGCAAAAGATAATTGGAAAAACATGTCTGCGAAACAAAAAGAAGAAATGCGATCTAAGGGTGTTGCTGCAATCAGAACTGCCGCAAAAGAAGGTTCTAAAATGGAGCGATGGGTAAAAGAGAAGCTAGAAGAAGCTGGTTTCTCGGTCAGGATGCATGTTTTAATAATTCCGGCAGAAAATCTGGAAATTGACTTGTATATTCCTGATTTGAAGACTATAATAGAGGTAGACGGGCCAAGTCATTTCTTGCCTATCTGGGGAGAGGAAAAGCTCCAGAAACAGGTAAATGCAGACTTAAGAAAGTCAGGTGCCCTGTTGAGTAAAGGATATGCAGTGATCCGTTTGAAGTCACTGGGACAGGAAAGTTTGGCGAAGCGTGAAGAGATGTTATCGTCTGTAGTAGATGAAGTAGTTAAGATCTCTAAAAAGTTTCCGCCAAAGAGTAAGCGTTTTATTGAGGTTGAATAATGAATGATGATTTGTTTGAGGGCGTTGCTCTTGAGACTCCACAAAATGTTGATACTAGTGTAAAGGATGAGATTGTGACAGAAGGACCAAGCCCTACTGATGTAGAGTGGAATGACTATGTTTTAGGGTTGTTTGACGAGAAGGAACTGTACGATGGGCGACCATTGTGTGCAGGATTAAGGAGAGTGGCAGAACTTCTGCTAGGAAGGATTGTCAGTAGTAGGCCAACTCAAGTATTTCCCCCCACAGAGGGGGATTCTATTGGTAGATCTACTGTTATCTGGGAAGTAGTGTTTGAAGATGGTAGTATATTTAGTGATGTGGCTGACTGCTGGGAAGGCAACACAGACGACACATTTTGCGTGTTTAACACCGCTACAGCAGCAACGAGGGCTGAAGGGCGTGCTTTAAGAAAGGCTCTTAGACTCAAGACTGTGGCCGCTGAAGAGATGACCAAGAAGAATACTGCTAGTATTGTACGTAGTATTAGCCAAACTAAAGCGATGGCGAATACAGATGGTGAGTACGATGACTCATCAAGAATGACTGATCCACAAGCTAGATTTATTGATGGCAAGTGTAAGCAGTTAAATATAGATGTGGAAGCATTTTTTAAGGAGGTATTCGATGCGAATGTAAAGCGTAAAGTAACGAAGAGTCAGGCCAGCGATGCTATTCAATTGTTGGGCGGTGATTATCAAAAAGACAAAAGTCTAATTACTAATTTCATGGGTTATAAGTCCGATTGGAGAGACTAAATATGAAGGTAAACTACCAAACTAGGAACGGTCGTCTAAGCGTTCAGCTTGAGGGCGACTCTCAGAAAGAGATTTTCGAGCAGATCTCACGTTTCCAAGAAGTGTTCGAAGAGACTGCATGTGGTAAATGTGACTCTGACAATATCCGCTTCGTTGTTAGAAATGTAGATGATAATCTATATTACGAGCTTCGTTGTGGCGATTGTGGAGCAAGGTTGTCCTTTGGTTCTCATAAGAAAGGGGGTGGTTTGTTTCCAAAACGTAAGGATGGTGACAATTGGCTACCTGACCGTGGTTGGGTAAAGTGGAATCCCAAGACTGAAAAGAACGAATAAAGGAGATCTAAATGAAGAAGGGTAGGCCGAAACCTACCCTTTTTCTTTTTACTTTACAAGGATCTGCTCCTTATAGGTACTCTAGAGTGAAATAAAGTCCGAAATCTGTTTTGCTCCCAATACTGTTTGGCGATGCACTCAAAGCAATATACCAGTCGTGACGATTAGCACGACAAGATTCACCAGATTGAGAAATGTAATTAAAGTGTGTGCCATCACCAGTTGCCAGAGGGTCATCTGACGATGTGTTTAAACCACTGGGTCCGGGTCCGGGTGTCATCACGTAATCTGCCATAGCAAACCCGTCAGCAAACTGTGTCCACTGGTGATCGTCTGCAACACCTCTAAATTTGAGTGGCCCGTTGTTTGCATCAAAATCTACACCAATAACTGGATGCGGGTGTCTAATTTCGTAAACTTGAGTTACAACACCGCTCGCGTGGTTATCAATGCTCTGACGGTCAAAAATTCTTAATTTGCAGTTCTGGACACGTACTGCGTCCGCATTTTCAAACCTAATATTCAGTGGTGCAGCAATATTTGGAATACCAGAAACTACACTGGCTGATGCCTCGCCCTGAATATAGGCAGTTGTGTCAGTCGAATACTTTAAATTAGAACATTTGATGCCAGAAGTGGTGCCATTTGCATCAGTAACATACGTAGAATCCTGATACTGGCTAACTGGGACAGAAAT